GGTCCGTATTGCACGGAATAAAACTTGCTGTGTAATAACAAGAACAACCTTATGTTTTTAACTATGACTCAGACTACATCTCGAGAAGACCAGCCGAGCGCAGGCGGCTAGTGGCCTGCGAATACATCCTTGCCCCCGTATACACCGCTTTGCCCAAGTCCTTGACCCCCGACAGCACATCATTGAGATTGTACTTGGAAGGAGGCTCCATGGACTGCAGCAGCCCGTTGGTTTGAGAGCGAGGCATCCACTGCCAAATGGTCGTAATTTCAAATCGACCATTGGGCGAGACCACTGTGCCAATGCCGTTCGCGGATGAATCTATTCCCGAAAGCGCCACAGCAATCGAGGCATATCCGGGCTCGAGAACGTTGGCATCCAAAATGCCGAACTCCTGGTCCTTAGACCCGGGAATCCAGACAATTTCGTGCCTCTCAGCGCCCACGTTCACCACATGGGGGCACATGCTCTCAATAGTGTTGGCTCCAAACGGCGTCGTAATGTTGGCTATCACAAAGCTGGGAGTGGTCACCATGCTCACTAGCCCCTGACGCGAAAGCGTAGGCCCTGTGGGCACAAACGTCACACAGCACGCCACTACCCGATATGAGAACACGGGAGTGCCCGACGCATTAATGAAGTTCTGCTGCGCAATTGCTGCCGACCCAGTATGCCCCTGCGCTCCGGCCACATTCGTAAACGTGCCCCCTACACCACAACCCCCAGTAAATATGCCGAGGTTCGTGGTGCTGCTCACCCCGCTAAGATTGCCGGGGCTCCACTGCAAAAAGAAATCGTAATTGCCGGAAACAAGTGAGGTACCCGTAACATATGGAGAAATAATGTCACGGGTCCGCACAATGTATCCGCTTTCCAATCCCATGTACGGGGGCTCCACTAGCTCTGCATTGCAGGGGTCAAATAATAGCTTGCGGTATAGCATCAAATTGTGAAGGTCGGAGTTGCGTGGCGTCCTGGCCATGGATGCACCCTTAAATCTCTGAGTGCCCTTGGTCCCGCTCGCGCCCTTGCTCTTGTCGGTCTTTGTCTTCTGCTTATCTTTCTTCGTCTTAGTCATTTCGATGGATTGTGTAATGTTGCCAGGTTGGCTCCTGGTAGCTGGGGTGTCGGCCTTTTGATGTGGATCATGCCGAGGATCCTTTGTTTTTGTGAGTATATTTCTTTTCCTGCTCCAGGAAACATTTTATTTTCTGTGGGTCTTTTAAAGGTATGTATGTACACCTATTTACATGCCGCGACGGGACTCAATAATCCTCGTCGTCAGCGCTTCCGAACTGAGCGTCCTCGTAATATGCCAAGTCGCGCTCCAATGCCCTGCGCTCGCGCGCTGGCATGGTCCGCAAATCCATCCTCGACAATCCTGACGTCAATGTTCGGGCGGCCGCGCGCTCCATCCGGGCGTTGGCCTGCTGCCGTCTGGCAGCGGCCCGGATTGCGGTGCCCACGGTGGGGGGAATGGGCTTCCCAAGCGACCCTGCTGTCGCGACTGGAATCGAGGAGGCACGAGCCACCAGAGAGACCTTGACGCGCCCTTCCGGGCGCGCCAAAACCTCCTCGTCCTCATTGCTCTCCTCGTCCTCGCTTTCAATCTGCAGCTCCGTCGCCTCCTCCTGCCTCCCCCACACCTCCATAGGGCTCCGCTCCAGATAGCGCTTCACGCCACCCAGAGTGCCTGGAATGCGGATCCCAAATTCCGCATCCCCCTGCAGTAACACTGCTTCACTGTCCATCGTCTTCAATGCCTTGTTGACGGCGGCCAGGGCACTGGCCCGCGCAGCCTCCAAGACGCCCTCCCACCTTTGGGGGGCGACACCCCAATTTGCCACTATCTGCGCTATTCTCACTGCCTCCGTGGCGTCAAAGCGGAGTTTGTTCTCCACAAATATCGCGCCCGGATATGGCAGCTGGCGAATTGAGCGGGCCAAGTCAATAAAGGGGAGGTACTGCCCCTGGGAATAATGTATTCCATATCCCAGGAACTTAATCAGGGTGCGGGACAATAGCTCCGCCAGCCCCTCACCCTCCTCCCCCATGACAAAATCATCCACTCTCACCACGAAGCCCATCGACTTCCCGACCTTGTTCACCACCGCGTCAAAGCGCTCCCGCGTTGCGAAATTGCTCTTGTCACGTCGAAACTCCTTCTCCACTCGCTGGCACTTAACGTCCATCAGTACGTCATTGCGCTTGCTTTGCAATTGGGAGCCCGACATTCCTCCTTCGGCGGTTTCCACCGTGATGCCCTCCTCTAACACCAGCACGCGCTCGCGGTTCTGGAAGAACCACACCTCAGCTGCCAGGACATCATATCTGTCCAGGGCCTGCTTCAGCGCGGTGTCAACCGGCAGTGTAACCTCTGCCCGCTGCGTCAAATCAAAGGAAGTAGCGTCCACAGACGCACAGTAAATGCGTCCATCGACCTCCCAAATCAGCAGCGTATCATCTCCGCAATGCGCGTACGCGAAAGAGAAGGTCCCCAACTGGTCCTCCATCACGCGCATAAGCTCATCGGTGCCTCCCCCCGAGAGGCGAATGCCCTGGGCTGAGTGACCCCACTTGACGCCCTTGCGAGACATGGAAATCATATTCTCCGCATCCCGCTCCAGCGCCTGCGTGGCCACTGCCGAAATCATCTGTGTGACCTTGGACGGCGCGACGTAAAAACGCGCCTGCGCCTTCTCCAGCTTAGCGACGCTGTAATAGTCGCCCTTGGTCTTTCCATAGCACGCCAACAAGTATGGTTGCTCGCGCTTCCATTTTGCCAGCTGATTTCGCACCCCTATGGCACCTCCCCTCTGCAGGGCCTCTCCCAATCCCTCCTGCATGTATTGCACCACGGCCTGAAAAGTTTTCATCACCTCCAGGTTGTCACCCTTGGCGTCTACTAGCTTTCCGACCAGCGGCAACCCCAAGCCTGCCTTGCGGTTGGTGGTCACCGCGTCCACCCGATCCTCCGGATTCCGATTCCATAGCAAGGACTTCTTCCCACCGATAATGGTGGGCCTCAAGCCGCATGCCTCCATAGCCATGTCCACTTCGAGGCCAGTGGGCGCCTGCACGTGCTTGTCTCCACGCCTCGGAAAGTACGCCTCCAGCCGCCCCATAGAGGCGGTCAGAGGCGCCTCCGACACGTAGTAGTAATTCCTAAGCCCATGCTGCGCGGCCTCTAGCGTCCACGACCACGCCGAGTCGTCC